GGTTATTCAGGTTTAGTTATTAATAACGCACACTATATAAAAATAGGTAAACTAGTGTTTGTTCAGTGTTATGTTCAAAGTCTTACAGGTACTGGCACTTCTGCGTCACTTGTGCTGTCAGGATTGCCATACAGTTCAAGGGTAAATGGATACACACCGGGTTCAGCTGATTTTGGTACTCATAGCGTGAAAGGTGTTTATTGCAGGACCGAATCAAACAGCAATCGTATTGGGTTTTTCTACCCATCAGAAACATCCGCAGACAGAAACACATTAAGAGGAAACCAACTTGGCAATAATTATGTAATTATTAACCTTACTTATATAACATCTTAAGCCCGCAACGGCTCAAAACTAGCCTAAACCTGTTTAATTCGGAGGATTTTCCTAATGGCACTTACTGAAAGATTTGAAAACGACAAGATTGAAGTCGTTGGCACATACAAAGCAGTACAAGTTCGTAAAGCAACTATTATTGAAAAAGATGGTGTAGAACTCATCCGTTCATTCCATCGTCATTCTCTTCAACCAGGAACACTTGATGAGAGTGATGCTCTCGTAGATACTGATATTAGTGGAGAAGATGCTGATGTTCAAGCAATCTGTAATGCTGCGTGGACTGATGCAGTTAAGGAAGCATGGAGACTTAAGTTGGTTGCCGATGCTGCTGCAGCGGCGGAGTGATAAATACTCAAAAAGTGTAGATAATGGCAGCGTTAAATTTTCCAAATAGTCCATCACTTAACGATTTTTTCGTAGCCAACGGTCGTAGGTGGCAGTGGAATGGATCTGCTTGGCAAAGAATACCTGATCCTGGAGCACAAGGTGTGCAGGGTGCTCAGGGCGTTCAAGGTGCTACTGGTTCTGGCGCACAAGGTGTTCAGGGTTCTCAGGGAATTCAAGGTGCTCAGGGAGTTCAAGGTGCTACTGGATCAACAGGACCTCAAGGCAATCAGGGTGTTCAGGGCGCTACGGGTCCTCAAGGTAATCAAGGAGTTCAGGGTGCTCAAGGTGATGATGGTGCTGATTCAAGCGTAGCTGGTCCTCAAGGAAATCAAGGTGTTCAGGGTGCCTCAGGTTCTGGTGGTTCTGCAGGATCTACTGGTCCTCAAGGTGTTCAAGGTGCTGACGGTCCAACAGGACCAACAGGACCAACAGGACCTCAAGGTGTTCAGGGTGCTCAAGGAAATCAGGGTGTTCAAGGTGCTCAGGGACATCAGGGTGTTCAAGGTGCTACTGGTGGTTCAGGTTCCTCAGGTTCTACTGGTCCTCAAGGTGTTCAAGGTGCTGATGGAAACTTTGGTGGTGCCACATTTGATTATACATTTAGTACTACAACAACAGATTCTGATCCAGGAACAGGTACATTAAGGTTTAGTGAATCATCATTCTCTGGTGCATTAACACTTTACATTGATGATGAAGATAATAATGGAACAGATATTCAAACTTATTTAAGAACTATTGATGACTCAACCTCTTCAATCAAGGGTCATTATAGAGTTTCTAATCGCCTAAATGCAGACGATTTTGCTTTATTCACAATTACAGGGTCTATAACCGAATCTTCTGGTTATTTTCAAGTCCCCTCTTCGTATATTTCTGGTTCTACTTCTTTTAGTAATAGTGAAGATATTATAATCACTTTTGCTAGAACTGGTGATAAAGGTGATACTGGTGCACAGGGAGCTACTGGAGCACAAGGATCTACTGGAGCACAAGGAGCTCAAGGATATCAAGGTGTTCAGGGTGCCTCTGGTTCTGATGGTTCCACAGGTTCCACAGGACCTCAAGGTGTTCAGGGTGCTCAAGGTGTTCAGGGCGCTACAGGACCTACTGGTCCTCAAGGTAATCAAGGTGTCCAAGGTTCTACAGGTTCTGGGGGATCTACTGGACCAACAGGTCCTCAAGGCAATCAGGGTGTTCAGGGTGCTACAGGATCAACGGGTCCTCAAGGTGTTCAAGGTTCTACAGGTTCTGGTGGATCTACAGGACCAACAGGTCCTCAAGGTAATCAAGGTGTTCAAGGTGCTGGTGGTTCCACAGGTTCCACAGGACCTCAAGGTAATCAAGGTGTTCAGGGTGCTACTGGTGCAGGATCTCCTGGTGGAACAGGTCCTCAAGGTGTTCAGGGTGCTCAAGGCACTTCTTATAGTAGATCTGAATCTAATTTCACTGCTACTGCTAACCAAACTTCATTCTCACCTTCTGGTGGGTACACTAACGGTGATGATTTAGATGTATTTGTTAATGGTGTTCGTTTAACACCATCCGAATACACTGCATCTAACGGAAGCACAGTTGTATTAGACACTGGTGCCACTGTAGGTGACATTGTAGATATTCTTTATTCTGAGTCTGCAGGACCTCAAGGCGCTCAGGGCGTCCAAGGTGCCACAGGATCTACTGGACCTCAGGGTAACCAAGGTGTTCAAGGTGCTTCAGGAGTTGATGCTAGTGTAACAGTATCCACTTCTGCTCCTGGAAGTGCATCTAGTGGTGATCTTTGGTGGAATAGCGAGAATGGTAAGTTGTATGTTTATTATACTGATGGAGATTCCACGAACCAATGGGTTGTTTCAAACAATCAGGGTCCAGTAGGTCCCACAGGTCCTCAAGGTAGCACAGGTGCCACAAATCCATCAAGTGGAGTTAATATTCAATTGACGGACGGTTTTTATACAAATGATCAGGCGTTAAACTCCAATAAAACTTTATCTGGATCGCTCAACGGTGGAGTATTTGGTCCTTATGAAATTGCGTCAGGAGTAACACTTACTATTTCTAGTGGTGCAACGTTTACGGTCATTTGACGTATAAATAATATCAAGTCATTCAGATTTTTAATTATTATGCCTGGTGTAGATGGAGTTTATAACAAAAGGATAATTTATGATAATGGTGAAGGTGGTGTATCTGTCATCGTGCCTTCACCATCTTGCCCATCAATTGATAGATTGATTCAAGATGTTCCTGCTGGAAGAAAATATCAAGTAATTGATGAAAGTGAAGTTCCTACTGATAGAACTTTTAGAAACGCCTGGATTTACGAGGAGGATTGATTATGGCACACATTGGAATTAACACAACAAAAGCAAGAGAAATTTATAAAGAACATATTCGCGAAAAGAGAAATCCTCTTTTAGCAGCACAAGATGTTGCTTTTCAAAGAGCTCAAGAAGAAGGAACAAGCACTGTAGGCATTGTTTCTACCAAGCAGGCACTTCGTGATGCTACTGATCTTGCTAATATCACTATTGATACGGTAGGTGTTACTAATGTCACCAATCAACTTAAAGCATCTTGGGACACAAGTCTTTTAGGTGATAATTCTTATTAAGTTATGAGTACCCTTAAGACTGGAACAGTTCAAAATAACACTGGGACAGGTGCTCCTGTCTTTAAGAACAGCTCTGGCACGGAGATTGGTCAGCTTGCAAAAGCATGGATCAACTTAGATGGCACTGGAACGATTTCTATAAGAAATCAATTCAACGTTAGTTCAATCACTGACATGGCAACTGGCATATACAAAATAACTTTTGCCACTGCAATGCCTAACGCAGACTACGTTGTTGTAACAACTTCAGGCGAAAATTCTGCAGGCTTTAGTGTTCTTCATGACAGTGGCGCTGGCAATTATCGTGCTCCAACCGCGAATGATTTTTTAGTGCGCCATGCAGACGACCAAGGCACTCAGTACGATAGGCGGCAAGTTGCTGTCGTAGTTTTCGGAGATTGATCTGTGAGCACACTTAAAGTCGGAACTATTCAAGATACGTCGGGCAATAACAGCTCGACACCGAACGAAGTTGCCAACGGCAGGGCAAAGGCGTGGGTTAATTTTAATGGTAGCGGAACGGTTGCGATTATAGATAGCTACAACGTTGCTTCGATTACTGATAATGGCACTGGCGATTACACGATTAATTTTACGAATGCAATGACAGATGCTGATTACTGCGTTAGCGGTGGAGTAAGCACCAATAGTGGTGGTCAGGGCTACAGATGGTTAGCTGTTGGTTCGGACAACAATAGTGATTTTTCTAAGACAACAAGCGGTGTAAGAGTTCAAAGCGCAGCTCAAAGCGATGCAACGACTGACGCGCCTCTAGTATATGCAATTATCCACGGCAGTTAATTAACCATGAGCACCCTCAAAGTCAACGCGCTTCAAAACACCAGCGGCAACACCCTGAATTTTATAAAGCAGGTTGTTTACGCCGAAACCAACACGGAAACAACTGTTACTAGCAACGTTTTAATTGATACAACTTTGCAAGCAACGATTACGCCAACTTCATCAAGCAGCAAGATTCTTGTGATCATTGATCACCCTAATTGTGCTAAGTCCACTAACACGGCATCTGGTATTCGTTTGTACCTATACAGAGGTTCAACAGAAATTAGACAAATAACTAACGGTGCAGGCAAAAATAATCAAACCGACACATTTATTTTTGGAATCAGCTCTCATTACTATGATTCACCTGCAACTACCAGTTCTATTACCTACAAAACCAAGTTTAATAATTTTGTATCTGGTTCAAGTGTGACCGTGCAAGATAATAATATACACTCCTACATGACACTTGTGGAGGTAGCGCAATGATTAAAAAACGTGATGCTCTTCTGTCTTTAGTTCCTCAAGCACAATGGGCGCTTAGTGGTGATGTTATTGAATGGCACAGCCCAGATATCACTCAACCCACTGAAGCAGAAATCCAAGTTGAAATTACCCGTCTAGAGGCTGAGCAGCCTTGGAATGAACTGCGCCAACAACGTAATCGTCTAATCGCTGAAACCGATTATCTCGCGTTGTCTGACGCTACTCTTAGTGCAGACATGCAGACTTATCGTCAGGCGTTACGGGATCTTCCCGCTAACACCAGCGATCCTGCAAACCCTACCTGGCCTACTAAACCATAAATAATCAAAAAAGTAGATAATGGCAGCTCTTAATTTTCCAGCAAATCCTAGTAATAATGCTACTTATACCGCTAACGGATTAACGTATAGGTATGATTCTACGGATGGTGTGTGGAATCTTGATGGATCACAGGCAGTTTCATTTGCAAGACAAACATCTGGATTATCTACAACCACCTCTGTTGGTATCAACACTGATGATGTTGATAGAAAAACCCTAGTTGGTCTTGGTAATTCATTTAATGGACTATATGTTAGTAATGGTGTGTATCTCACCGACAGAGTATTGACTGGTAATCACTACATATCAACACAGTTTAATGGTTTTGCTCCAGGACCGATTACTTTAAATGGTGTGATGACTGTTGATGGTGCCTTTGTAATTCTCTGACTACTTCCATAAATAACAACATATAACATACAGATATGAAATACGATATTCCAGCAGCATTACAAAAACTTACACCAGGAGCAGAATGGGTTGTTCGTGGTGATGAGTATTCTGGATTAGAGTGGCTTGTAGGAAACGGTCACGATAAACCAACCGAAGCAGCAATAACTGAAAAGATTGCTGAACTTGATGGTGCAGAAGCAATGAGACTTCTACGTGAAGAAAGAGATTGTAGAATTGCAAAGTCTGATTGGAAAGTTGTTATGGCAAAAGAGACTGGATCTAATCTTTCTAGCGCCTTTAAAACCTATCGTCAGGCACTGAGAGATCTTCCTGCATCTGCAACCCCAACTCTTGATTCTAATTATAAGTTGGACATGACTTCTGTAACCTGGCCAACTGAACCATCTTGATATGACATCTGAACTTAGAGTAGATAGAATAGTTCCAACGACTGGTGTTCCCACTGGTGGTGGGGGTGGTATTATACAGGTAAAACAATCATTGTATACTGGTTATGATACTTATAGTAATACTTCATTTACTGCACTTAGTGGATTTACAGTTACTATTACACCAACTCGGGCAGATAGTAAAATGTTAATCATTTTAAATTTACTTATTGAAGCGAGATCTAATGTTATGATTGGTATGCAATTAACCAGAGGGGGATCAACAATATTTGCAAATCCAGCTGGATACAGAGATACAAATGCATCTTCTGGTGGGTATTGTAGTATGACATATCTAGATTCTCCAGCAACCACCAACGCGGTTACTTATGGTGTAGAGACTGCTGCTAATGCCGCGACTAATTATACAATTAATAATTATTTTGGTTCTGGTCCCGGAAATTCATTTCTTACTGTAATGGAGGTATCAGGATAATGTCAGAATTAAGAACAAATAAAATCTATCCAAGAGACGGACTGCCTGCTGGTGCCACTGCTGGTGGAATTGTTCAAATTAAAGAAGTTTTTAGTGATGTTAGAACCGATTTTTCTAGCACTGCTGGTAGTTGGACTGCTACGGGTTTTAGTGCATCAATAACTCCGACTAGTGCAAGCAATAAAATTTTAGTTATGGTGAGTACATCAATGTATATTAATACTGATGATAATACTGGTGGTTTGACAGTATTCAGAAACGGATCAGTAAATCTTGGTGGAACCACTGAATATGGTTTAAGACCGTTTTACTTTTATTATGGTGGATCAACACATGATTTTCAATATCCAGTTTATATGCAACATATAGATTCTCCTGCCACAACAAGTTCTACAGCATATGAAGTCTATTATAAATCTGATAAAAGTGATAATAGATTGAATGGACTTAGATTAGGTCGCCAGTCTATTATTCTAATGGAAGTCTCTGGATAATATCACAATAAATACTGAAAAATACTCTTATTATGAAACAATTTATTCAGGACATTCGCGTCCTTGATGTTGAGCAGTTAAAAATTGTCAACGAGTATATTGATACTTTAACTTTCAAAGAAAATACTATTTTTGATGCCGACGGAAGTGAAAGGCAAGATACTAGTGTTCGTTCAAGCACAGGAACCGTCATGGAGGATGATACTTTTGCGACACAGATACTTCATCAGAAAATGAATGATGCGTTATTAGAATATAGAAATAGACTTTTTAATTCTGATATTGCTCTTGATGGTTATCCAATCCCTGGTGCTAGAGAAACCAGTTCTCATAGAGAGGGTATTCAAATTTTAGAATATACGAAAGAGCAAAAATATAATTACCACTTTGATGCCTGCACAGATCCAAAAAGTGATTTTTATCACCGTCAAGTATCTGTTGTATTGTATCTGGAGGATGATTTTGAAGGTGGGGCAACTAAATTTAAAATGCTTCCTGAGTGTGATTTCAGACCAGCAGCAGGTAGAGCATTATTTTTTCCATCAAATTGGTGTTTCCCACACTGTTCAACTCCAGTAGAGACTGGAAAGAAAAGAGTAGCAGTTACTTGGTATTACTGTAAAGACCATTTAGTCTGATAAATACTCAAAAAAGCGTGAGTAATGGCACATAATAGAGAACTATCCCAATTTGCAAACGCT